CGGCTACCGTGTCAATGCGCTCGATTATCTGCTGAAACCTATTTCGTATGTCGATTTCCTGCAAGCTGCCAATAAGGCACTTCAATGGTTCGAACTGGTTCAGAAACCGGAAGAAATAGACAGCATTTTTGTAAAAAGTGACTACAAACTGGTACAAGTAGACTTGAAGAAAATTATGTATATCGAAGGACTGAAAGATTATATTAAAATTTATACAGAAGACGCTCCCAAACCTATTCTTTCATTGATGAGTATGAAAGCTATGGAAGAACTTCTGCCGTCCAGCCGCTTTATACGTGTACACCGTTCGTTCATTGTACAAAAAGATAAAATACGTGTGATTGACCGTGGCCGTATTGTATTCGACAAGACCTATATCCCTATCAGCGACAGCTACAAGCAGGTCTTCCAAACTTTCCTCGACGAGAGGAGCTAATGTTTAGCTGTTTTATCGGTAAAAAAGAGAATTTTGTCGATTATAGTTTGTCAGAATATGATTTATGCGTACATTTGCACCGAACAGAAAAGGGATTGTGAAATTCCAAGAATAGAATAGTTTAGTTAAGTCTAGTTTAGTTTTTGTGTTGATCGGAAGCCTGCGAGCGAGCATGAGCTTCCGATTTTTATTTTATTGATATACAGCATATTAAAAGCACAATCGAACTATTTTTCCTATCAATTAGTAGTCTATAATAGAGAGCAAAAACGTCACTTTTGACGCTATAAAATGGTCGGATTATGGTCGGAAAATTCCCGGATTAGAATCTGATTATAAGTAAATTACAATAGGATGTTAAAAAAATAATGGTCGAAAACGCCATTTTTACCCTAAAAACACAAATTATGGCTACATTAACATTGGTAATAGTTCCCGCAAAAAGGTTATCAGACGGGACACACAAAATAAGAATTCGAGTCGCACACAACTCTGAAACGAGATTCATCACCACGGATATAGTGGTAAGGGAAAACGAGTTTAAGAACGGTAAAATAGTACACCGTCCAGACAAGGATTTTCTCAATACAAAATTACAACAGCTATACAACCTTTATTTCAAGCGATACATGGAACTGGACTACCCTGATTCGCTCACGTGCACGCAATTAGTCAAAATGATAACTAACCCGTTAAACGGAGAAAAGCATCGTAAGTTCGAGGATATCGTGGATGAATATCTGTCCCAAATAGATGAAGAAGAACGTACCAAGACATACAAACTCTATCGGCTAGCCACAAACAAGTTTATGCAATTCATCGGGAACGGTTCTCTCATGGAACATATTACCCCTATCAGAATGAACCAGTACATATCATGGCTCAAAAAGACAAAGCTGTCAAGCACCACAATCAACATCTACATAACCCTGCTAAAGGTTATCATTAACTATGCTATAAAGATGAGATACGTCACCTACGATATCGACCCTTTCATCACAGCCAGAATTCCATCAGCCCAAAAGAGGGAAACGCAAATCACCGTCGAAGAACTCAAGACAATCAGGGACGCCAATTTAGAGCATTACAATCTCAACGTCACACGGGACATTTTCATGCTTACTTATTATCTTGCCGGCATGAACCTAGTAGACATACTAGCATACGATTTCCGGACGGATGAAATAAACTACATCCGAAAAAAGACCAAAAACACCAAAGAGGGGGACTCCCTGATTTCCTTTTCCATTCCCGAAGAAGCAAAGCCCATTATAAAAAAGTATATGAAAAAGAATACAGGGAAAATCATATTCGGGAAATACAAGAACTATACCTCCTGCTATAACCTGCTGGCCAGGAAAATCAGTCAATTAGGCAAGGTGGCAGGAATCAGGCATAAATTCACCCTATATTCAGCCCGCAAATCTTTCGTCCAACATGGATATGACCTGGGAATTCCTCTTAGTACACTGGAATACTGTATCGGGCAATCAATGAAAGAAGATAGACCAATCTTCAACTATGTCACAATAATGAGAAAACACGCTGATAAAGCAATCAGGGAAATACTTGACAACTTGAAAAATGAATAATCACATATAAAATAAATCACTAAGAATTTGCATAATAATCAAATGCTTATTATCTTTGTAGTGTCAAATAAGAGTTCTTAATTTTAATGTTTAACTGATGAAAGATGAAGAAAAAAAAGAATTAGAACAAGAGTATAAGAATTTAAAACTTCTCGCTTCATTTCACGAGGTCTATGGGGTTCCTGAAAATGCCAAAGAACGGGAAGCGCTTATAAATGACATACTCGATCGGATGAACGAAATCCAAGAGAAATTAAAAAAGTTGTAATTAACATCCCTCCCTTCGGGGAGGGACAAACATTAAAAGCTATGATAGATTGGAATGATTGCCTGCCAACAAAAGAAATGCAGGTTGACTTTGAAAGATTCAAAGAACTAAAAACCACAGAAGAAAAAGAAGCTTTCAAAAAGGAAATGCAGGATAAATATAATAAACTACCGGAAGCCCAAAAGGAAGCCTACAAAAAAGCATCTGAAGCTGGGCTAAAAGCAACGGTAAATGCCTGCAATGATTATATAGAAAGAGTGGAAGAAGCCATATTACGTGATAAACTTGGAGAATTGCCCGAAGCAATCTCATTCAGTTATATTGCAAAGAAATATTTTGGTAAAAGTAGAAACTGGCTATATCAGCGTATTAACGGAAATATAGTCAACGGGAAAAAGGCTCGCTTTACTGACAATGAACTCAAAACGTTCCTGAACGCTTTGAACGATGTTAGCGAAATGATTCATCAGACATCATTAAAAATCAGTTAAGCTCTTATTTGACACCATCCCTGCATTGAGCCGATGCAGGGATTTTTATTGTCTAATCGAAAAAAAATTGTATCTTTGCAACATCAAGATAATACGGACATAATTCGGATTATTTTGGTTTGACTTTGGTGAGGGGGTGGTTCCCCTCACTTTTTTTATATCCACGATCGAACTTTTCATTTATATATTAGTACTATCTTATGTAACCCTTCTTGAGAGTTTGTTGATTCGTGTGTTGTTGATAGGAAGGATTACAAAAAAGGCAGCCTAATAAGCTGCCTTTCATTTATCTTCAATCCAATTATTTACTTACATCCCAATCAAAAGAATAAACATAACCATTGATAGGTATATTTATAGTTAGAATCTTTCCCTTTTTTCTTTTAATGTTCATATATCCTATTATACCCTCATTGGGATGTACTGTTGTCTTCTTTAGATATCCTTGCCTTTTTATTTCCCTATCATTATCCATCATTTTACCCAATGTTTGTAGTTGATAAGATGATGCCATATTAGCTTGAAAAGCCGCATTTGCATCATAATGGTTGGTCACTGTTGTATAAGCGGTACCATTTGACGAATACGATGTGGAATAAGATGTAGAATATCCGGCACTTCCTGCACTAAGCCCAGAAGAAAAGCCATATAAGGCCATAGCCCAGTTTTGAGACTTTCTTATCTTTTTCTGAAAAGCTTCATTTGTGTATACCATTAATTGATAATTATCTCCTCTATTAGTCAGCAAATGAGAAGTAACATCGTCCGGCGTAAATATGACCGACGAATCACACTGATTCTTGATGAAAACATCAATCCGATAATATTTTCCATAATCATCCTTCGTTTCATAAGTCGTAAGGCCAACGATAAAACCATTCGCATTTCTATATGCCCAAAGATTCCCATCATTATATTCTGTCATAACCGTAGAATCATTTTCTGATAGAATTAAAGTTTGTGCTTTGGATATTATTGAAATACACGCAAAAAGAAATAAACATATATATTTCATACCTTCAATATAATTTATATAAGTTACATCATAAGATTAGATTAAAATGCAAATACGAAATTATAAATAATATGTGAAATATCCAAAAAGAATTTAGCAGTAAAAAAAATAATGGAGAAGTAATCTACGAATACTAGTGTATTGTATTTCCTTTTTCATTACCACATAATCAAATTACAGCTTATTCCCACCCCAACATACCAACCGCCCGGATAACTATATCCTGTCTGTAAGCCTAATCCCCAACGTTTTTTCTTCTGTAAAGGTGAAAGAGTAATAATTTCCTTGTCTCTGTACACCTCCATAAAATCAAGACTAGGCTTATATCCACTAACTATGGCCCGGTAATTATCAGTTTTATATTCCTTGCTTACAATAGGTACAAGTACCGGAATTGAATCACCTTCTACGGTTCTGTCAGTCGTAGTATCTATCAAGATAGGTAAATATACCGTATCGATACGCTTTGGAGTTCTCTTTGCCGGTTTGGGTATTGTGTCTCTTACTGTGTCCCGGACATGTACAGTATCTCCCTTAATGTACACAGTTGACAGATCGTGCAGATGACAACGCATCCACACGATCACGCCAAACAATAGACAGACTAATATCCACGGAAGAGACTTCATATGCCTAGATATTTACAAATGCCTTTCACATGAAGAGAAACAATAGTCCGTTTCCCCTCCTCTGACAGCAGGAAATCCACATCTTCTTTGTTATCCTGAAACAGATTCTCCGTCAGAACAGCCGGACAGTTCGTATGTTTCAAGATATAAAAACTACTCTCCTTATCTGGATCACCGTCTGCCATATCCTTCCGTATTTTCATTCCAAACAAACATTCTTCAGCAGTAGCATACAGACAGTCAGCCAGCTTATCGGCTTTTGTCTGTCCCACACTGGTCCATGCTTCCCAACCACGTGCTTGCATCCAATTTGAACCATTACCGGCTGCATTGCAATGGATAGAAATAAGAATTGCTTCAGAAGTTTTATATTCATTCACTCGCCTACAACGTTCTGACAAAGGAACATCTATTTCCTCTTTCACGACCAGTTCCGCATCAATACCTAATTTACGCAATTCAAATACTACACGCCCAGCAATTTCACGGGTATAGGAGTATTCCCTTAACCTGCCATCTGGAGAACACTTACCCGGAGTATTACTACCGTGACCGTTATCAATCAATATTTTCATATCTTTCCTCTTTATCTAGTTCGTTTTCGATTCTATCAATAATTCCTTGTACATGTGTAGGCGTAGCCCGCTTAAATTCAAAACGTATTACATGGTAAATTATACGAAACCCTTTGTTTCTAGGATAAGCAATAATCAGATTCTTAAATGCGTTCTGAAGATATACATAAGAAAATACATACGTAATAGTCTTAATAACTAACAATGAGTTCTCACCATCTCCTATCAAGCTCATAAAGGAGAAGACTACTTCAATGATTATAAGATAGAGGAGAAGTTCGACCAAGGCATTTTTAAACTTATCCCACTTAAAGTTTTTACAACGTATAATTGAAACACCATCAGCCCTCATTCCGCACCAAATATTAAATCCAAACATTACAACTAATGCTATAAGAAAACCTTTAGTCGGCGTTAAATAAGCAAGAAGAGAACTGAACATCGAAACGAAAATAATTCGTATCTGGTCTACATTAAATAACTCATATAACCATCTCATAATATTAATCATAAAGTTACTACCAATATTGAAAACACAGTAATCAGCCCAGGAAGCAAAACAGTAGCTAATGCGTCAAGCCAATCAAAGATGAACCCGCACTTTTTCTGAATGTACTCAACCACTATTGCGGCAATGGCGGTTGTCGTTAAAGAAACAATAGCAGATTTACAGAAATCAATGCCTAATAGAAGGAAACAGAAAACAAGCATTACAACAAAGACGAACATCCCGGCTTTGACGTGTGCCGGTCGGTTAGATTGCAAAAGCCAATCATACAATACTTTTATACCCATACTCATAGCGTTTAATTATTAATAAAATATTCTGTATGGAACAAATGTATTGAGTATAATAACGAGTTTTACAAAAATGGAAAATCTTGGAAATCAATTCTATGATAAATATCTATAAAACAAGACATTATAATTTTCACTTTTTCCATAAATAAAAAAGGGATGCTTGATAAGCACCCCTAAACAACCAACAGATTGAACTATTAATCCGTAAACATATACACGGAA